CCCCGCGAGACCTACCAGCCGCGCTGCACATGGTATGCGGTCAAGGGCCAGCAGACCCGACCTGTCGCGGCAGATCCCCCGCCTGCATCGCGTGCGCAGATCGCGGGCGAGGTCGCCAAGCGCAAGCACAACCGGTGGAAGAGGGCCGAGGCATGATCAACACGCATCAGCAGCGCCTTCGCGACATCAAGCAGGCTATCGCCGACGATGGCTGCATCTCGACGCTGGCCCGGAAGTGGAGCCTGTCCCGGCCCGGCGCATGGCAATGGCTGGATAAGCACTGTCCGCCCGATGACATGCGCAAGCTGGCCGAGAATGGCCGCACGCGGGCGCAACACAAGATGCGCGGTTTCGAGCTGTCCGCACGCATGGAGATGATCGCCGCCTGTCGCGCGGCAGGCATGAGCTTCGACCGGATCGGGCAGGCGATCGGCGTTTCAGCCGTCTCCGTCTGGACGCTGGTCAATCGCCATGCGCCGGACGGGCTAGCCGAAGCGGCCGAGGATTTCCGAGAAGAACGCGTAGCGTAGCAACACAAGGGACACCGAAATGGCACTGATTGATGAACTACGGGCCAGATGGAAAGTGATGAGCGCGGAACTGACGCAGCTTGACGCGCGGGTCGATGAATTGTCGGACGACCTCTTGGATTACGAGCGGGCTATCGCCGCTCTCGAATGGCAGCACAACGAACCAGAAGCTCCGGCTCAGGCTGATCCACCCAGCGAGCTGCGTTCCGTCCCCGGCGCGGAGGAGGAAAGCCGGGACCATTCCGACGATGGCTATGCGCCCGTAATCGACCCCGAGCCGGAGACTATCGGCTTCTTCATCAGCGAAGGCCGGAGCATTGAGCTTCGCTCAGACGGAACGACCGCCCCGCTCACGCCATTAGCCGATCCGATCTGGAACGAGTCGGAACCGGAACAGGAGCGCGTCAGCCCTTTCGGCTTCCAGCCGGAGCGCGACCAATGAACTGGATCGAAATAGGCTTCTGGGTCTGCCTGATAGCGCTCGTGAGCGTCGCTATTGGGACGGTCATCTGGTGGGGCATCAAATCCACGGGCAGCGGGGGCGGGCAATGAAGCTCACTGAGCCGAACATTCCGCCGCAAGAATACTTGCCCGAGCGCGTCTTTTCGTTTTTGCAACCCCGAAAGCCAAAACCGGCCATAAACGGCTATCTTGCGCACGCGCTTTACAAGGGCTGGGCGCACGACAGCTGGGCTTTCCGGCATTGGCGGACCCCGACAAACCAACACGTCGAGCATTGGCACGGCGTGAGCCGACCAGGCGGTGTCAAATGAAGCTCGCCGGCCTCTCAATCCTCGCCATGACCGCGTTCCTGATGTGGGCGCCCAAGCTGGATTCGAACCTGATCCACCTAGCCTGGGCCAGCCTTGGCCTGGGCTGGATGCTGGCAGGATCTATCAAGCAGGAAAGGCGACGCCGATGATTCAGGCCCCCCTGGTCTGGCACGCGCTCCGCACAAAGCCCCAGCGCGAGCAGATGGTCGCAGATGCATTGAAGCGCTTTGGGATTTACGCGCAGGTCAAGACCGAGACCCGCCTGCGCCGCCGCACAAAATGGGACAAAGAGCGCAAACTCCGCACATTCGTGGCCGCGCCGGGCTACTGCCTGATCGGTACCCCAGATGGGATACCCGTTCCGTGGTATCAGATATTCCGTATCCACATGGTCTCAAGCGTGGTTTCGCTCAACGGCCAGCCCGCGCGGCTTGATCATGGGGCCGTGCTGGATTTCCTCGGCCATGAGGGCGGACGCCTCCCCGGGTATTTCCGCCACTTCAGGACGGGGCGCGAATACCAGATTGGCGACGAGGTCATTGTGACCCGCGGCGTGCTGGCAGATCACCGGATGAAGGTTCAGGACGTGCAGGACGGGGAGGCGGTTTTCCTGATGCGGCTCCTCGGCCGTGACCAGGAAGTGCGTATCCCCGTCGATGATTGCATCAAGGCCGCCTAAAGGTTGACGCAATTCGCCAAATCAGCCACAACATATGCGGGCTGTCTTACGGGGCTGCGGCCTCTTCTGCGATACGACGGGTAACAGCCCGACCGCGCCGACTCTGTGCGGAGCCGTGAAGGCCAAGAGGGCCAACGGCAGCATCTTGCCCAAAATCGGGAGCCCCGCATGTCTCGATTCTTCGAGCAGCTAACCGAGCTGAGCGGCCTGTATCCCATATCGGATACGTTTATCGAGGCCTTGCGCCAGCGCGTCGTCCGCGAATGCTCCAAGGTTCCCGTGCAAGTCCACAAGCGGGGCAGGGCCGAGCGTCGTCTCGAGCTGGCCGCCTGCGAGGCCATCGTGGCCATGTGGCAGGAAACATATTCGGACGCCTGGTTCCCCGTAACCCTGCGTCCCAACTGGCCCCGCGCAACCTGCATCATCAAAGGCAACACAGCCCGCGTGGCCTTTTCGATCGGCCCTGAGACAGACACGGACGGACAGGAAATTGAACCGGTCGAGTTTCCGGTTGTCAGGACCCCGCCCAACATCATCAGCAAGGCCCTGGCTGCGTTCAACAAGCGCGACCCCAAGACCGAGCGAGCGAAGGAACTGGCCCCGGTCGGAACCCCTGACGGGCGCGCCAAAGCTACCGCTGCCACATCCCGCCGGCCAGCGCCCCAGCCCGAACCGCCCAAGCCACCCAAAGCGAGGATGCGCCGCTAGGCCTTGTTGGCGCGGTCAACCACGATCAGGCACAGCGCGCGAGCAAGGCCGGATACGGACAGGCCGCGGCTTTTGGCATCTGCCGCAAGCATTTCATATTCATCAGGCGTGAGTCGGATCTGAATGGATCGCCAGCGCTCATTGCGGGCCCGCTCGGCTTTGATCTGGTAGGAACGGCGGGTCATTGGTGAGCTTTCAAGGCTTGCTGATACACGGCGCGGGCTTCGGCTGAGAGATTGCCTAGAGGGCCTAGCGCGACCTGTAGGAGGCGTTTACGGGCAGTGGCTGGGGTATCCCGCATCATGGCGGCGATGTTGTCCCTAGCCGCTGTGGCGGTCATTGGTTTGCGGGTCATAACTGGCTCCATAAAAGGAACCGGCCCCCTTTCGAGGGCCGGGAGGGTTAGGCGTCTATCCGCGCGCCGGTATCCCAATCGTAGGTCGAGCAATCCTTGCCCTCTGCGACGTCTCCCCAAAAACGCAGAAAGTTGCGCGGAACGGCAGTTTCAGGGTCGGCGTTGCGATCATCCCAAGGGGCCATGCCAATAACGCGGTAGGTGTCTGCGACAAATTCTTGCCACGCCTGGCACTCTGATCCGTAGGCAACGCGGCTGTTGTAGGCTTTCATCGCGACGTAGCAGTCATACAAGCTAGTCATTTGCGTCTCCATCTGCTGACCTTATCTATATGGCATAGCCAGACAGCCAACGCAATGGCTTAGCCATATATTTTGATCACAAATTGTTACAGTTAGGCGGTTAAATGATCATCCGCACAATCGCCAAGCTCAAATCTCCCCTGTTCGGCGGCAAGCTGACCGTGCAATTCACCAGAAACTTCCGACGCATCCAGCCCGAAAAGCGGATGCACCTCCTGAACCAGGCGCTGCGCCAGATCCGCACCGAATACGACCTCGCCGCCGAGCATCACCGCATCGAGCGCAGGGACGAGGATATCCGAAACGCCGAAGCCTTCACGGCGCAGGTCAACTGAAAGGCTAACTTATGGGCTCGAAAATCTCAGACCTAACGGCCCTCGCCGGGGCCGATTCCGCAACTGGCGACCTTTTCCCGATCGTGGACGTATCCGCCGGCACGTCGGGCACCAAGAAGATTACCCGCGCCGAGGCCGAAATCGCCCTGCGCAATGCCGCCACGGCCGCACGCATCGTCAACCTCGCGGCAACCAGCCTCACCATCACGCAAGCCCTGCATGATGGCCGCGTCGTCAAGCTAAGCCATACCGGCGCCGCCTCAACCGTCACCCTGCCGGATGCAACCGGCTCAGGCATGGAAGTCACATTCATCGTAGGGGCTGTGAACACCTCCAGCCACATCATCAAGGTTCCCGACGCGTCCAACGTCCTGAAAGGGTCGGTTAACATCCTGGACAGCGACAGCACGGCTCAAACGGCCTACGCCGCAACCAGCACCGATGACACGCTGACCCTCAACGGCACCACCACAGGTGGCCAGATCGGCGACTGGGTCGAGATTGTCGATATCGCCGCCGATACATGGGCTGTCCGCGGCCAGCTCGTTGTCCCGGCCGGATCAAACATCGCTGATCCATTCTCAGCAACCGTCAGCTAACGTAACCTAGCGATAACCTTCCCTAGCGGAAGGATCGCACAGCGAGGCCCTGACAATGGCCGATGAACAGCCTGTAAAAAAGAACAAGACTAGACGCATTGGAAAACCAGAGAACCTGACCAATGCGGGTAAGGGGCGCCCTCCCGGATCGCTCAACAAAACGACGACCTTGCTCAAGGATGCCATTCTTCAAGCTGCCACGCAGGCTGGTGGCCCGGGAGGCATGGCCGCATACCTGACCACGCAGGCCGCAGCAAACCCCGGTCCATTCCTTGCCCTTCTCGGCAAGGTGCTCCCGATGCAAGTGACCGGAGAGGGTGGGGGCGATCTCACCATCAAGGTCATCACTGGCGTTGCACGTGCCGACGATTGACCTCGGTTATCGGCCGCGCCCCTGGCAGACCGAGTTCCACAAGTCCCGCGCTCGCTTCCGTGTCGCTGTCATTCACAGGCGAGGCGGAAAGACCGTCGGGGCAATCGCAGACACCATTGACAGCGTCCTGCGTTGCCAGCGTCCCCGCCCACGCTTTGCCTATATCGCTCCCTTGCTGCGACAGGCCAAACAGACGGCATGGGACTACGTCAAGGACTTCGCGCTCAGGATACCGAACACCACGGTCAACGAAGCCGAACTGCGCGCGGACTTCCCCAATCAGGGCAGGTTCCAGCTTTTCGGGGCCGACAACTACGACGCCCTGCGCGGCATCTACCT